GTCAGCATTTGCATCTCCATCAGGCCTGTAACTCACCATAGGCATGGTTGTGGACGCTCCCATACCAGCATCCGCAAACATGAGATTCTCTTGGCGTTGCATTGAAGCAACACCATCTGCCAATTCCAGCGATTGAATCGCAAGCACTGACAGATCAATTTCCGGTTTTTCTGGGAGAACCGGATAACTCCTTTCTTGGGTTGTGTTCGCAGGTGATTTCATTCGCTCGCCCTTACACCTATAAGGCCGAGTATAACCCGCAAGCTCTGATCCCCAGCCGGGATCTTGTCTCAAAAGACATTTCGAGGAACGCTCTGGCAGGGAACCACATGCACCCACACTCTCACACAACATACCTTGCGGGTATTCGAGATAGTGAGCAGTAACTGCGCATGTGGGCTCATTTTTGGCTTCAGTAGGACTTATTAGCTCAAGCCCTTGTGGTACAATTGTACCTGTTGCTCGTGGATCACACCACCCGCTTCGCCCCAAAATTGCAACTGTTGTCTGGGGTTCACTAGCCAAATACTGTTCGGAACAGTTCACGAACCGCTCACGTAACTCCTCCCAAGTGGAAAAGGTGCCCCTCTCTACATAATGGGACAATCCGACATCCTCCACCATGGACTTAAGGAATGTGACTTCCTTCTCGAACCGTTCGCGCCCATAGAAGAACCATTCACTCACGGCGGATCGAACGATATCGATCGCTTGTTTCTCCGGACAATCTTCCTGACTGGGGATCCAGATCAACATGCTCTTCCAGATAGAATCCTCCTCCAAGCGTCCCGCATATGCTGCCACATCCTCCTCCCACACGAAATACCGTTTCAGAAACGTCACCTCACTGATGGGAATGAATTCCCGGCTGACCGATGTTTTATCGGCCATGGTGTACTGAATGCCCACTCCATTCAGCACTTCAGCAATTGCTGTGTGGTTGAACCAGTCAATGCCGCTCCCAGCTACATTGTCGTCACCATACGTTATGAGACGCACATTCGTGCGAAAACTTCGCACCTCATGCTCCGGATTCAATTCATGGTAGCAGTATCGCATGTACAGTGAGTTCACGATACAGTTGATAATAACCGTCAG